CGCCCCGACGGCGATGCAAACCGCGGCGATGAACCGTGTGCTGGCGGCGGCGGCGGAAGAGATCGACTGGGAGCTCGGCTACACCGCGGACACCCCGGCCCCCGATCCGCCGCCGCCGCTCGTCGTCGAGGTCAACCTCGAACGGGCCGTCGAGCACTGGAAGCAGTCGTACAGCCCGTTCGGGATTATCGGGGTCGGCGCCGAATCCGTCCCCATCGTCGCCGCCCGCGACAGCTGGTATCGGCACGCGAGGAAGCTGGCGCCGCTGAAACAGGCGTGGGGGGTTGCGTGAGCCTCGCAGACGCCCAAGCGTCCGTGGCCGCGGCCTTGCAGCCACTCACAACGGAGATCCCCGGCCTCCAGGTCTACGGCTGGCTGAACACCAACCCCACCCCTCCCAGCCTGGACGTGTATCCAGGGGATCCGTTCCAGGACGGCGCTGGCTTCGGCGTCCAATCGAAACAGGTGTTCTTCACGGTGCGCGGCCGGGTGTCGACGGCCGACCAGGAAGCCGGCCAGAAACTCCTGCTGCGGATGTTGGACGTCGACGACCCCGCCTCCGTCGAACAGGCCGTCTCCACTGTCGGTGCCGTCGTCGGCGAAGGGGTGTCCGGCTTCCGGGAGTACCTCGAGGACGCCGAGAACGGCGGCCGCCTGCTCGGCTGCGAATGGAGGGTGAGCGTATGGCTGTAACCACCTACAAAGTCACCGGGCCCACGCCGTTCCAAGGGCACAAGCCAGGTGAGACGTTCGACGCCGACCTCGACGAGAACGCCGAGCGGCGGGCGATCGCGAGAGGCTCGATCAAGAAGACACCCAAGAAGAAGGAGGACGACAGCGATGCCTAAGCGGATCGCCCTGAAAGACTCAGTCGAAGTCGACTCGGTCGACCTGTCAGATTTTGCCCGCTCGGTTCGCTTCACGTCCGAGCACGACCAGGTCGACGTGTCCGGCTTCAACCCCACCGGGTCGAACGAGTTCCTCGCCGGCCAAACCACCCAGTCCGTCACCGTCGAGTTCTTCGGTTCGTATGGCACCGGCGAGGTTCACGCGACGCTCTACCCGATCCACAAGGACCGCGAGGTCGTGCCGTTGGCGTGGCGGCCCGACCAGACCACCCCGGCTTCGGCGACGAACCCGGAGCTGCGCGGGAACGTGCAGCTGCTGCAGTACGGCCCCGGCGGCACCCGCGGCGAGGTCGACACGTTCGAGGCGACGTTCATCACCGCCGACGCCGCCGGCCTTGTCTTCGAGACCACACCGCTCCCCTAGCCTTGCCGCAGGCTGAGACGTTCCGGGTTGAGGGTTACCGCGAGTTCATGCGGGCCTGCGCCCGTGCCGAACCCGACACGAAACGGTACGTCCGGCAGGCGTTCCGGCAGGTCGGCGACGCCGTCCGCGCCGACGCGTCCCGGCTGTTCGCCCCCTACGACGCCCGGTCGGCGGCCAGGTTCCGCACCTACATCACCCAGAACGGTGTCGCGGTCGGCCAGTCGCTCCGCAAGACCACCGGGAAACGCGGCGACTACGGCGCGTTGCAGATGCGGAAAGCGTTGTTGCCGGCGTTGCACAGGCAACGCCACGCCACGGAGCAGGCGTTTGAGCACGCCCTCGACCAGATCGCCGACCGGTTCGAAAGCGGCGGCTAGGTGGAGTACATCGTCCTCGAAGGCGTGAAGCCGTACGACGGCCGCTGGCCGCTCGAGATGTCCGCCGACTTCACCACCCGGGAATGGGGCGTCATCAAACGGCTGTCCGGCTACCTGCCGTTGACGATCGAGGAAGGGTTCCAGGGCGGCGACCCGGAGCTGTTCGCCGCCTTCGCCGTCGTCGCCCTTGTGCGTGCGGGCCGGGTGGAGGCGAGTGACGCCCAGGATGCGTTCGACCGGATCGCCGACGCACCGTTCGGCGCCGCGATCAGGCTCGACACCGACACCCCCGCCGAAGAGCTCGTTGAGGGTGGTGATGCTGGCCCCCCAGCCGTAAGCAAGACCGAGAACGCGCCTACCAATGGGGACGGTTCGACGACGAACTCGGAGACATCGGAGCCGCACCGGAACGTCTCTGGGATCCACGCCTCGGCTATTTCGGGATCCGACCGGCAGATGTGGGAGACCTGACGCCGTGGCAGCTGCTGGGCTGCATCGACATGTTCCACGCCTTGTACCCGGCCGGATGAACGATGGCTAGACAAATCATCGTTCACCTGTTGGGCGACTCCCGCTCGCTCGAGCGGTCGTTCCAACGGTCGGCCAGGTCGGCGAAGAAGTTCCAGTCGGACATGAAGGGGCTGTCCGGCGGTGTCCTCCGCGGGGCAGCAAGGGGGGCTGGTGGCGGGATCGGCCTGCCGATCTTCGGTGGCGGCCCTGCGGTCGCCGGGGCTGTCGGCGCCGGCGCCGCCGTCGCCGGGATCAAGAAGGCGATCTCCGCCGCCTCCGACCTGAACGAGCAGATCGGCAAAACCGAGGTGGTGTTCGGCCGCTCAGGCAAGGCGGTCGAGGACTGGTCGAAAACACTGACGAACTCGTTCGCTCTGTCGGAGCGGCAAGCGCTGGCGACCGCCTCGTCGTTCGGGGCTCTGTTTCGGCCGATGGGGTTCACCGGAGAAGAGGCCGCGAAACAGTCGGAGAAACTCACCCAGCTGGGCGCCGACCTCGCCTCGTTCTACAACACCGACGTCCAGTCGGCGTTGGACGCGATCCGCTCCGGCCTGGTCGGCGAGTCCGAACCTTTGCGCCAGTACGGCGTGTTGTTGTCGGAGACGAGGGTGCAGCAAGAGGCTCTCGTCGAGACCGGAAAGAAGCACGCGTCCGCGCTCACCGTCCAAGAGAAGGCCGTCGCCCGGCTCACCTTGATCTTCAAGGACAGCAAGCAGGCCCAAGGCGACTCGGCCCGATCCTCCGAGCGGTTCGCGGAACAGGCGAAGATCCTGTCCGCCAACATCGACACGCTCGCCGCCCACATCGGTGAGACGCTGCTGCCGGCCGTCACCGACGCGACCAAAGCGCTGAACAAACTGTTCGAGCCGAGAAAAGCGGGCAAGAAGACAAGCCAGGAGAAAGACGACGTCTCCGCGCTCGGCGACGCCTACCACTGGGTCGCTCACGGCATCGGCGAAGCCAACAAGAAAAGCGACGAGTTCGACAAGCTGCTGCGGTTCCCGGAGAAACTCTCGGGACCCGAGAAGCTCTTCGCGCCTCTCTTGATCGGCAAGGAGATCCGCCTGATCCAACAGCTGCTCGGCAAGGAGCCGCCAGCGCTCAGCACCGGCAAGATGAACCCGGAGGCCGCCGTGAAGATGGCGCACGGCCTCGGCCTGCTCGCCGACGGAATCAAAAAAGTCGGTGCGGCGTCGCAGACTGTCCGGGCGACCGCCCTGCAGCGGAACACCTGGTTCGACCAGATGATCTCTCGCGGCGAGATGCGGGCCGGCCTGCTGCCCACCCTGACCGGCCAGATCACGGCCTTGCAGAAGGTGCAGGTCCTGCTGAAGCAAAGGTTCGCGATCACGAAGGACGTCACCCGGCGGGCGACGCTCGAGGACGAGATTCTCCAGAACGCGGCCACGATCTCCGGGCTGATCACGCAACGCACCCAGGACGCGAAGCAGGCCGCCGAGGACCGCAAACAGAAAGCGGAAGCGATCGCTCAGGCCGCCCGTGACGAGGCGGTGGCGTGGGCGGACGTCGCAATCCAGAAAGCCCAGGGAACCGCCAGCCTGCAGGACGACCTGAAAGCCGACCGGAACAAGCTGCGGATCCTTCAGCAGCAAGCCGCCGTTGGGAAGATGACCGCGGAGAAGGCGGCCGAGATCGAGGCGATCCAGCAGGACATCGCCGCGAAAGCTGAACAGGCGCGTTCCGCCCGCCAGTTCCGTGAGCTCGGGTTCGGCCCCGGCGGCGAGAAGATCCTGCCGACCGCAAAGCAGCTGCGGGGAACCTTCGGCCGGCTGGAAGACCAGATCCGCGGAACACCGCTGGACACTTCGGCGATGGAAAGGGCGTTCGACCGGGTGCGGAAGGCGATCGCGGACGGGATCACGCACGGGATGGCACCCGACGTCAAACAACGGATTCTGGACATGTTCGACAGCTGGCGGCAAGCATTGGAGGAGGGCAAGAAGAAACTGAAGCCGAAGAAACGCGACAGCAACGCCCCGTTCATGGAGATCTTCGACCCGGGCATCTGGAAGAGCATTCGGGGAGAGCTCGGCCCGGGTAACACGTTGAACGGTGTGCCGGTCAGGTTCGTCGGGCCGACGGCGACCGACCGGCTGAACGCCCGCCTCGACAAGATGGCTCCTTTGGTGCCGCTCACGATCAACGGCGGTATCCACTTGCACGGTGTGCAGAACGTGCCGCAGCTCGAGAACGAATTGGTCAAGCACGCCAAGACCCGGCCGCAACCCCGCCGCGGCCCGTGACCGGCCCGCTTGATCCTTTGCTGTAGCCGACCTCGATCACGGTCGCGCCGGCGTCGGCGACGATCGACGCGGAAGGGTCAACCCGGTACGTCGCAACAGCCCACTGGCCGGACAGCACCACCACCGACGTCAGCGCCGAATGCCACTGGACGTCGTCGGACACCACCGTCGCGGCGGTGAACAGCAGCCGCAACACCCCCGGCCTCGTCCTCGGTGTGAACACCGGCACGGCGACGATCACCGCCACCTATCCGCTGTACCGGTTCTACGTCGCGATCTGATGGTGCTCGTCCCGACTTCCGGCACCGCGACGATCACGGTCACCGACCCGATCCCGATGATCGAACCGACCTGCCGCTTCCAGATCGCGTTCGACAGCCCCGCATTGGAGCCCGACCCCGACTGGACGAGCCTGGACGAGATCCCCAACCTGGTCACGTCGTACACGATCGACCGCGGCCGCAGCTACGAGCTCGACCGCACCGACACCGGCCGGGCGACGGTGCAGATCATCGACCCCGACGGCGTGCTCGACCCGACGAATCCGGACGGGCCGTTCTACGGCAAGATCCAGCCGCTCAGGCCGGCGCAGATCGGCCGCCGCAACCCCGTCAACGGCCAATGGGCATCCAGGTACCGCGGGTTCGTCGAGGACTACGCCTACGACGTCGACCCCACCCAACAACTGAACCGGCTCACCATCTCGCTGGTGGATCTGTTCGAGCTGCTGACCGCGGTCGAGCTGCAGCCGTACGACTTCGGCGCCGCCCCGCCGGCCGGGTCGGAGGGCCAGATCTACTACCCGCCGCAGCCGGTCCACGACCGGATCGTCCAGATCCTGAACGAGTTCGGGTTGCCGAACCGGCTGAGGGTGATCATGCCCGGCGCCGTCAACCTCCACCACGCGATCTACAGCCCCGCCGGCGAAACCGTGCTCGCGGCCGTGCAGGAGGCCGCCGACGGCGAGATGCCCGGCTCCAACCTGGCCTGCGACCGCGCAGGCCGCATCGTCTTCCACGACCGCCGCAGCAGGTTCGACCCGGCCGCCGTCCTCGGCGACCTCGGCTGGGAGAAATGGGACTACCGGGAATGGCGCGTCGGCGACGGCGCCGCCGTCACCGCGTCTCCCACGGACACGGTGCAGGTCCGGCAGTTCGCGTTCAACCGCTCCCTCTCCAGGTTGATCAACAGCGCGTCTGCGACGCCGGCCGGGATCGCCGACGACGACATCGTCCACCAGTTGGTTGTCGACCCCGTCTCGGTCGGCCTGTACGGAACACGGTCGTGGTCGGCCGACGGGCTCCTGACCGCCGGGTCGCTGATCGACGCCGCAGGCGACCTGACCGAAACCCGACGGTTCTCCCAGTGGATCGTCGCGAACTATGCCACCCCCCAAGACCGCATCTCCAACATCGCCTTCCGCTCCCTGCGGCCTGAAGACCCGCGGGCTGCCGCACTCTGGCAGTTCTTGTTGTCGGTCGACATCGGCGACAGCATCGACGTCCACGTGTCCACCAAGACCGGCGGGTTCGACACGGTCTGGTACTTCGTCGAAGGCATCCACGAAAACGTGAGGCCGTTGCAGCCCGGCTACGACGACGTCACGTTGACGCTGGATCTGTCGCCCCGCTCCTATTACGACGTCAACCCGTGGCCGGCCTGATGGCACGCAGACCGAAACCCCACGTCCACGGCCGCGACCATGAGCACGGCGGCGCCGACACCACCCTGATCCACTACGAAGACGTCGGCACCAGCGGCGGCGGCACAGGTGGCGGTATCCAGTTCGACACCTACCCCCAGTCCGGCGGCTGGCTGTACGCGGAGACAACCGACACAGGTGGCGGCCCCGAAAGCTACGGGATCGAACTCACCGACCTGACCGGCAACGGCATCGCCCTCAAGTCGATCCCGATCTACCTCGGCGACATCGACGGCGACCTCGCCAACGGACTCAAGATCGTGATTACGGGCTCCGGGATCAGGATCACCCTCACCGGCTCCCAGACCCTGCAGGTCCGCGACGAGACCGGCGCCCCGATCTTCCAGGTCGACCAGAACGGCGACCTGCACGGCAAAACCGGTAAGGCGCTGACCTTCGACCTCTGATGGCGACGAAGTTCTCGAAGATCCAGTGGGGCGACGGGCTGACCGTCACCCCCGACCCCGACGACGACACCGTCATCCGCGTCGACGGAGGCGGCGGGGGTGGCGACACAGGCCCACCCGGCCCCGAAGGGCCAGCCGGCCCAACCGGGCCGACAGGCCCGGCAGGCGCCGACGGCGCGGACGGTATCGGCGTCCCCGCCGGGGGCACCGACGGCCAAGTCCTCACGAAAACCTCGAGCGCCGACTACGCCACCGACTGGGAAACCCCCACCAGCGGCGGCGGCGCCCCCACCGGGCCCGCCGGCGGCGTCCTGTCCGGCACATATCCCAACCCCGGGTTCGCCGCGGACATGGCAACCCAGGCCGAACTCGACGCCGCCATCGCGACGATCCCGGCCGGCGGCCCGTTCGTCCAACTGTCGCTCCTCGACGCCAAGGGTGACCTGTATGCGGCGTCCGCCGACAACACCGCCGCCCGGCTGCCCGTCGGCACAGACGGCCAGGTGCTCATCGCCGACTCCACCCAAACCCTCGGGGTGAAATGGGCGGCCGTCCCTGGCACCGGCGCGTTCGTCCCCGTCGCGACCGTCGACGCGAAAGGCGACCTGCTCGTCGGCACCGCCAACGACGCCGTCGACAACCTCCCCGTCGGCAGCAACGGCCAGGTACTCACCGCCGACACCGCGCAAACGATGGGGGTGAAATGGGCGGCCCCAGCAGCGGTAGCCCACCTCGACGACATCGGCGACGTCGTCGCCCCCTCACCGTCCGACGAACAAGCGCTCACCTGGGACACCGGCGGCGGCGGCTGGGTGCCGAAAAACGTTCTGCTCAGGGCGTTGGCGGACGCCAAAGGCGACCTGATCGTCGGTAACGCCAACGACAGCTTCGTCCGCCAACCGGTCGGAAGCGACGGCCAGATCCTCACCGCCGATTCGGCGCAGACCGCCGGGGTGAGATGGGCGACCCCGGCAGCCGGC